CGTGAGGCTCTCGCCTCCAGCTGGATCAGCTGGTTCGAGAATTCCTTGATGATCTCCGGCTCAGAAACGCCAGCCGACCGTGCTTCCTCGACCTTGATCTGGATGTTCCGCGCCTGCTGCTGGAACGCCAGCATGCTCTTTGAGGTTCTCGCGCTCGTGCCCGAGGCGAGGTTGCTTTCGTCCTCAGCCAGCCACGAGGCGATTGCCTTCTGGTCCATCCCCAGTTCGCGGGCGGCGGCGACCCACTCGGGTTCGTTCGCTGGTCCGGGTTCTCCCGGCGTTCGTGGCGTTTTGACCGTCGGCTCGTGCGATGCCATCGCCCCGCCGATTTGGCCTGCACGCGGCGCCGCGCGTGGCAAGGAACGCATCGGTTCTGCCGCCGGGACACCGGGAAGCACTCCTTCGGCGAAGTACTCACGCGCCGCTTCGCGTGCCCGCGTTCGGGCCATAAGCTGCCGCACATCTTGGTAGGGGACCGAAACAGTCTGGCCCGAGGGCACCATGCGTGGCTGCACCAGATCCTGTCGATACCCGCGCAGCGCGAGCGCCGCATCGCGTTCTGGGTCGCGGCGCTCCGGCACCATGACTGGCGCCGTGAGCATCTGGGTTGGAATCGCGGCGTACTTCCGGCGGAACTCCTCCTGTTGTCGCGCAAACACTTCAGAGGGCGACAACTCGCGTCCCGTCGGCTCGCCCATGCCCCTATCCGGCGCGACGGCCTTGACGATGGCGTAAAGCAACGCCCCCAGCGCGGCCACCCCAAGGAACGAGACAATCGCCACGGCCAGCGGCGACGCGGCTGTTGCCGCCGCGATGGCCGGACCGACCCCCCCGACGCCGCTGCGAGCGATTGCGCCGGTCGCGTCGAGAATCGTCCCCGCCGGGAGCGCTCCGGGCGTACGCGCCGCTGCCGCCATCAATTGACTTGCGGTCGCCCCGCCCACGCCCGGCGCCGCGCCCGTGACGATCTTGCCGCCTTTGCTGACCAGCTCCCACTTGCCATTGATGAGCTTGGGACTGGCGCCCGGCGTAAGCCAACCCTCCAAGAAGGCTCTGTCGCCAATCGCCGCACGCGCCCCAATATCCGCGATAAAGCTGGAGATCGCGCTTTCGGTGAACGCTCCGCCTCCAGCCGCAGCCCCGGCAGCTAGACCAGCGCCCGCCCCAACGGCGGCCCCGGCGGCGCCTCGACCAAGGACCGCCCGCCCGAGTCCGCCAACGGCTGTGGCCAGTTCACCCGTTGGCGTAACCCAGCTTCGGAATTTTCCCGCCAGATCCTTGAGCGTCAACGCCGAGAGCACGTCGTCCAGCGACCGAAACTTCAACACCACGTCGGTCAGCCACGAGAGGACTTGAACGCCCTTCAGCGCCACCATCGCTTTTTCAACTAGCCAGAGCGCCGTGGCAATGGCCGCGATAGTTTTGGCCGCGTCCTTGACCCAATCCGGCAGGCCGGTGATAAACGACACCACGCCCTTGAACGCTGCGCCAAGCGCATTGAGGGCCACCACCAGCGACCCGCCCATCATCTCGACGAAGGGCACAGCGGCCACCAGCACGTCCTTGAAGAACTTCAAGAGCGTGAAGGCGGCGGGCATCACCGTGTCCTTCAACACGGACACGAACCCTTTGAAGCCGACCGTCGCAATTTCGTGGAACGCCCTCACCAACTCCTTGATCACCGGGAACAGGTCTTTTCGGAAGTAATCCACCAGCTGGGCCAGCACGGGGCCAAAGTCCCGAATGGCTTTGACGAATTCATCGGTCCAGCTGCGGATAATCGGGACCACTTCCTTCAGCGCCAGCGCCAGCAGGCTGTTCCACTCGACGCCGCCAAACACCTCCTTCACCGCCGCCATGATCTTCTTCTTCGCTTCCATGAGTTCCGTGGCCACCAGCGTGGCCCACGGCATCAGGAAGTTCGCCACCTGCATCTTGAAGCCCTTCGTCATCTTGCCGAAGGACTCCATCGTGTTCGCGAACTGCGCGGCGATCTTGGCCTGCTGATCCGTGTAGGTGAGGCCGAACTCTTTGGCCTCGGCAAGCGCCTTCGCCATGTCCTCCGACGCCATGCGCGATAGGGTTTTCCACGACCGCCCAAACAGCTCCATCCCGATGGTCTGCTTCTCGCCAAACTCCAGCTTGGACAGCTCCTGCATGATCTTGAGGAACTGTTGGTCCTTGGTCATCTTGTTCAGCTCGGACATGCTGATGCCGAGCTTGTTCAGACCCGAAGCGACCTTCATCGGCGGGCCACCGGCCTGCTCCATCTGCATGGTGAACCGGAACATCGCCCCGTTCACCGCGCCGAGGCTGGTGCCCATGTCCTTGGCCGCCACGGACAGCGCACTCGCGCCCTCCGTGGTCATGCCAAAGCTGTGCGCCATCTGGCGCAGGCTGCGTTCCTCGATGGCCGTTTGTTCGAGCAGGCGCGGTAGGAAGGTGACGAGCTTATTGACCTCGTTGCTCACGAAGGAGGTGGCCTGCCCGACCAGCGTCAGGCCCGCCTGCACCCCCATCGCGGCAATCGCCCACGCCTTCCAGTCGTCGGCGCCCTTGCGGACGAGGACATTGGTGCCGTTCTCGCCGCCCAGCTTCTGGTTGAGGTCGCCCACGCCCTTATCGACGGCGTTCAGCGGCGGCACCATCTGGCTGACGCTCTGCGCCATCGAGGCGAACGCGCTCGCCACTTCCGAGCGCATCGACTGAAGCTCGGCGTTGAGCTGCGCGGTATCCGCCGCAATCCGAATGATTACGTCTTGGTCGTTAGCCATGCTGCCCAGCCTCGTGTCGCGCTTTTTCCTGCTGCACCCGCTCCCACTCTGTGCCGATGAGGAAGGCGGCGACGTCGAGGTCGAGCGTGAAGGCTAGGTCATGCCCCGACGAGGTCCGCCGCGCTGCCTCCGGGAGTAACCAACTCGATGGTTTCTGCCCGAACTTCGCCCCCATCAGGTACAGCAGGAGCAGGAGCTTGTCCTGATTCCGGTCCACGAAACTCATCCGCCTGCGCCTCGGTCAGGCGCGGCGTCTGGGCATCGGGGGGTAGTGCCTGCCAGATCGTGAGCAACTGCGGCCCCGTCAGCAGTTCCACGGGCACGTGCTCGGGGTTGCCGTCGTCAACGAGCACCAACGGGGGACTCTTGACGGCCAAGCACGCGTAGCGCCGCAAGAGGTCCAGCATGTTCGTCTTGTCGTCCTCACCCAGCTCGGACATGAACGTAGCGTCGTCCATGCCGTCCTTCTGGCGAATTTCTTGGGCGCGGGAAAGCGACGCCATCAGGGGCATGGGAATCGCGCCGGTCATGAAGAGCGTGACCATGTCCAACCGGCGCAGTTCGACGGTGAGTTCGGGATCGACTTCGAGCGTCCAGTAGCCTTTGGCGCGGAGCGCTTTCGCGGAGGTTGGGGCTGCCATACGTACTCCTTCAATGAGGCACACCGGGATGCCTGCCGAGACATCCCGGTGTCGAGAGTGCTAAGACACCGAGCGGCTTCTCGCGGTCCGCTCAGTGGGGAACGGCGGTTTACGTCTTCTCGCGGAAGAACTGGAACAGCATGTCGCCGTTGTTTCGGGTCGTGTCGTTGATCGCCTTCATCGTGATCTGGTAGATCGACTTCGAGGTGCGCCCGTAGCGCAGCTGGATGCCGTCGATGCTGTAGCACTTGTAGAGGCAGAGCACCTCCCACTTGGTCGGCTGGTCGCGCCGAACCGAGGTGAGGATGACGCCACGGGTCAGGATGTTCACGAGCGACGTGCCGTTGCCGCCGTAGAACAGGTCGTAGCCCGACGCCTGCGCCGTGCCGGTGTTGTCGAACGCGAAGCGCAGGGTGTTGTAGACCCGCTCCTGCGCCGTGAACACCAGCTGGCACTGTTCGTCGGTCACGAACGCATCGACCGCGCCCATCGCCTGCTCGGCGGTGACTTCCTGCTTCGTGGCGCGGTAGGTGAACGTCGCCTCACCTTCCGTGTAGCCGACTTCCGTGAACCCCGTCTGGGGCGTGGACGGCACCCCGTTGGTGTGCGCGACGAGCGACGGCGGAGCGCCGGTCACGGGCAGCACTTCCGCACCGTTCCCCATGAAGATGCGTGCTGCGCCGATGTGGATGTTTGCCGCATTCCAAGCCATGATTCTCTCCTTCTGTCGTCACAGCCGAGCGGCCGTCGCTCGGAATCGCACGCTGCATCAAAACGCTCGGGTGGGCTGGCAGCCCCTCGTTCTGCCCCGCCTCGGCACGCGGGTGCCCACCCGATCCTCTAGGTCGTCCCGCCCTTGGGGGCAGGCTTGGGTGACCACGGGGCTTTCACCACCGGAGCCGCCTCGGCGGCGATGAGCGCATCGACCGCCACCACTTCGGCCATCAGGCGCTTCCGGGCCACCGCTGTCGCGGCGGCATCCGTCGTCGGCGCCATATCCAGCTCGTGCAGGCGCACCCCCAGCTCAGCCTGTTCCATCTGCATGAGCGAGATCCGCTCGTGGGGGGCCGCCGTCGCGAGGTCTGCCTTCAGCTGAAAGAGGCTCATCGAGAACTCCTTACCGCTCCAGCACCGCCGCCACGGATACGTCGGTGACCGGGGCGCAGATGACCGTCACGTTGCCATCCACGTCGTTGAACCGGTTGGGCGGGAACGGCCCGAGCGTGTGGATCTTGGGGGTGCTCGCGTTCCCCGTGCAGGTCACCACGAGGTCGTGCGCCGCGTTCGGCCCCACCCCGCAGTTGCAGACGGCGGGCGAGTCGAACGTCACGGTCGTGTTCGCGGCGTTGCCGTTCCGCACCAGCAGGTAGACGTTGCCGTCATTGAAAAACACATCGCCCGTCGTCGCCGTGGCTGCCGCGAACGTCGTCTCGGCGTTGACGGTGCTCTGAACACTCAGCGTTGCCATAGCCCTATCCTCCTAGTCCGTCCGTCAGGTCAGGGACCGTCCTACGCGCGGGTGACCGCCACGGTCACGTCCGTCACCGTGTCGTAGGTGATCTGGACGCGGCTGTTCACGTCGTCGAACCGCACCTTGCTGAACGGCCCGATGCGGGTGATGACCGGGGCCGACGCGTTCCCGGCGCACACGATGGTGAGATCGTGGGCGGCGTTGTTCGCGGTGCCGAAGTTGCACGTCACCGGCGAGTCCACCGTGACGGTGCAGTTGGCGGCGTTCGCGTTCTTGATCAGGAGAATCTCGGTCCCGCCGTTCGAGAACGAATCGCCCGAGACGTTCGCCGCCGCGAACGTCAGCGTGTTGTTTGCCGTCTGAATCGACAGAATAGCCATCTCAGCCTCCTACCTAGAAACCGTCATCCAAGGTGCGGACGCTCACGTCAATCGCCCCGGCCTTCACGAGCGGCGAGGACAGGCCGCGTGTCCGCGCCAACATGCTGTAGCTCTCCCGACCGGGGACCATGGGCGCCCCATGCAGCGACGGGTCCAACAGCGTCCGATACGTCAGCTGCCGGGTGGCCAAAATGACACGCTCCACTTGGGCCACCAAGGTCGCCTCATCGTCGCCCACCAACGTCCACACCACGGACAGGCTGTGAACGTATTCCTGCGCTTCGTTCGACCCCTGTGGGTCCGACGCCCGTCCCAGTAGCTCGCAGGCCGGAAACTGGTCCAGCGTGGCGTGCTCCTCGGTGTAGTACGTCACCTCGTTCGGCGTCACGATTCCATCGGCGAACCGCTCGTCCAGCCGCGCCAGCACCTCGGGGATCCCCTCGCGCAGCACGTCACGGACAAGGCGCTTGGCAAGCGTGATGCTCACAGGTATCTCGCTCCGTACGACACGCCTTCAACGTCGCGCACCGGCATGCCCGCCGACCCCGCCCGCTCCACCAGCCACTCGTGCATGAGCTTCCCGTAGACCTCGGGGTCGTCGAGCCACAGGAACCGCCGCTCCGGCAGATTGCGGTCCGGAACGCCATACTGGTGCGCCCGGCCATACGGCACGCGCGTTCCCCACGCCATCGCCGTCGGACTGTCCTCGTACACCGCGTTCGGCCCCGGCCCCCCGTCCCACGTCAGCGACCCCTTGAGCCGTCCGGTCAGCTCCAGAATCTTGCGACCGGGAAAGAACTTCTCTTTCCACGCCGCGTACGCCGGGGAGAGCGCGTCCCAGCCCCCGACGTTTCCGCCCTCCGCCTCGAAGTTCGCCTGCACGTCCGCCGCCACGCGGGGCATCAGCACGTCCCGAAAGAAGGGGCGCCAGTCCGCCACCTCGTCACCGAACCGCGACAACATCAGATCGATGCTCTCGCCGTTCGGCACGGACATGGTGAACCGCACCCGGCCCCCGACCGTTGCGATTTCGCCGCTGCCCGTCAACGCGTCGGCCATCACCACTCCTGATCGATCCGCACGGGCGGCTCGTACTGGTCCACGCCCTCATCGCCGAAGTACCCCTCGGCCTCCAACATCTCCACGAAGTTGCCGTCCATGTCGCCGCCGGTTTTCTCCAGCTCCTTCTCCGTGCGCGGACAATCCGGCAGCTCGAAGGGGTTCTTGGGGTCCGCCAGCGCCGCCAGCAGCTTGTCGAAGCGTTCCTGTGCGTAGACCATGCCGGGCGCATTCAGGTCGCCCACGCCGTATTGCCGCGCCCGCAGCACGTGGGCCAACACCCCGTGCGTCACGATTTCCTTGACGATCTTGAGCGACACCGTGCCCGTGACCGGCAGGGCGTAGCCGACGTTCTTCAAGGTCGAGTCCACGATGGCGCTGACCAGATCGATGATCGCATTGGTGTCGTCCCACGTCGGTTTAGACGTGGACGTGAGCTGCACCTGCGGCGCGAGCCGCTGCACATCTTCGACCGCTGCGTAGGCCATCGCTCAGCACCCCGTGGGTGCGGGCGGGGATCTGCTCCCCGCCCGTCCCCGCAAGAGAGTTACGAACTCGGCAGCGCCATCACGGTGATGGTGTACGCGCCCGTGCTCGTCGTGTTCGTCGCCGCCGTCAGCGTGGCGGTGATGGCCTTGGTTGCCGTGTTCGTGAAGCCGAACGCGAACGTCGCGTTGGCCGCCGCGTCCACCAGCACCGTGCCCGCCATCGCCTTGGCGGGCGTGTCCGCCTCACCGATGGTGACCACCGGCTGGGCGCCGTTCCCGTTGGCGAACGTCGTGTTGATCGTCACCAGCACGAGGACGCCCCGGTCCTTCGTGGCGTGGGCGGCCACGAGGGTCTTGGTGCCCGTGTCCGTGCGGATGTAGGAGTTCGACACACCGAAGCCCGCGCTCATGGTCGGGATACCCCACACCGGCGAGGCTTTCGTGCCGCTGTTCTGGTAGATGGCCTTGTTGGTCACGTCCACGTAGAGGGAACCGGGTCCGGCGAACCCGGCGCCCGTGCCCGACGTGCCGTTCGTGGGGGCGCCCGTGCCATCGAACACCCGTGAGCCGTACTTGAGGCCGAGGGTGTCGATCAACCCGAGGCCACGCGTGATTCTCATACCCATGACTGTCCTCCGTAGTGCTCCGGTCGATTCCGAATGGGTGCCTGTTACACGAATGGCCCCGGCCAGCTTCTGGCCGACCGGGGCCATCCCTCATGCGTTGGCGCGGCCCCGAGGCGCACGCCGACACGGACGCCTTACGCCACGGCCGCCTTGATGAGGTAGCCGAGCGCCGTCGCCACGATCTTCTCGTCCTGCTTCTCGGTCACGCGGATCACGTCGGTGTTCCGACGATCCTCGCGGTACCGGAACACGCGCAGGTTCTTCTGCCGCATCTGGTAGCCGAAGCTGGCGCGACGCAGCGCCGGGCGCGGCTCCGAGTAGAACAGCAGGCAGTCCTTGCCCCACACGTCCGCGAGCGCGACCGCCTGACCTTCCTTGCTGGTCTTGCGGAGGACGCCGCCGATGAGGATCTCGTCCACCTCGAACAGCGCGGCGAGGATGGCCGGGGTGATGACCGCCCGCTCGCTGTACTTGATGCGGTCGAGAATGTCCGGGTGCAGCTTCAGGGCTTCGAACACCTTGTAGCCCATCAGCATCTTGTTCGGGACGTAGCCGGTCGCGTCGAAGATGGTCGTGCGGGCCGTCTTGACGTTCGTGGCCGGGTCGGACGTGCCCGAGTAGTCGCTCCACTGGTTGGTGCCCGTCAGCGTGACGTTCTGCGTGATCGTGCCGGTGCTCATCACGAGGTCCGCAACGCGCTTCTCGCGGTTGTTGAGGATCATGTCGGTGATGATCTCGGTCGTGTCGATGTCGAGGTCGAGCGGGGCGCTCGCGTTCTCCCGCTCCTCGTCGTCGATCTCGCCTTCCAGACCGTATTCCTCCGCGAGGTACGTGTCCTGCGTCACGGTCCAGTCGATTTTCGCGTAGTCGCTACGCGGCGCACGCTTGGACTCCGGGATGTCGAAGTTCGTCTTGTCGTACACCCAGAAGATCGCGCTTTCCTTGACCACCGGCACCGGCGGCAGGATGGCATCCGCCAAGTAGCCGCGCGGGGCGGGCTTGTACTGGATGCTGACGTTCGTCAGAACGGGGTCGTATTTGACCTGTGATACAAGAGGCATCGTTGCTCACCGTGCCCGGTCCAACCGGGCCTCTACGAATTAGGTTGTAGCCTCCACGCCGTGCCCCACGGGCCTCGGTCGATGACGTGTGCCCGCAACCCCTTGTGCCGAACTACGCCACGATGTAGGTCAGCGGCAGCATCATCACTTCGATGATGTCGCCATCCGCCGTCGAGCCTTCCAGCGCCATGGCCGCGACCTTGTGCTTGTTGGTCGTGGTCACATGCCCGGCGCCGTCCGCGCCGGACTTCAGGAGCGACCCCGCCGAGATGGCCGAGGCGTTGCCGTCCACCTTCAGCTTGGAGGTGCCCAGCAACCGCACCACCGCGCCCAGCCCGGCCACGGCCGGGTTGTTCTGGAGAATCCCAATCGGGGCTTCGCCGTCGCCGCAGGCCGCCACGGTGTAGTCGGCGGACAGCTTGACGAACGTGAACTGCAAGAGGCTGAGGTCGCCAGCCGCCTTGAAGGTCTTCTGCAACACGGGCATCGACTGTGCCATCGTTCTCTCCTTCGTAAACCGTGGCGCTGAGGCCGCCGGACGACTTGACTTACACGTTCATGAAGATCGGCTGGAGCATCATCACTTCGATGATGTCCCCGTTGGCCGAGGATGCTTCCAGCGCCTGCGCCACGATCACGTCCTTGGCGTCGGCGGCCACGATGCCGATCCCGCCCGCCGTGATCTTCAGGAGCGACCCCGCCGAGATGCCGCCCCCAACGCTGCCGTTCACCTTCAGCTTGGAGGTGCCCAGCAACCGCACCATGGCGCCCAGCCCGGCCACGGCCGGGGCGTTCTGGAGGATTCCAATCGGAATGTCCCCCTCGGTTCCAAGCCCTGCCCCTGCACCGGTCACGGTGTAGTCGGCAGAGAACTTGACGTACGTGAACTGCAAGGCCGACAGGTCGCCAGCGGCCTTGAAGGTCTTCTGCAACACGGGCATCGACTGCGCCATCGTCGGACTCCTGTTCTCTCCAAAATCGGCTGCAAAGGAAAGGGCACCGCAGATACCACCGGGTTACGGTGATAGCTGGGTGCCCTCTCCCGAGCAGCCCTTGTCGCGAGGTGCGCCTGATTGGTGGTCAGCAGCCCGTGGGCAACGGACTGGTTCGGGGGCGGGGCCAACCGCTCCCTAGCGCCTCGCAATCGTGATTACGCTTCCTCGTCGTTGCGCACGTGTCCGCCGTGAACCGAGTGGTACGCCTCCGCCAGCTCCGGGTGCTCCGCGCCGATGATGTTCATCGCCGCTGCGAAGGTGACGCCCTTCTCCTTGGCGTAGGTTTCCGACAGCGAGATCAGCTGCTTGCCCGCCTCGTCGCCGTCCGCCACCTTGCCGCCGTCCGACCCGTGCTCCTTGCCCAGCTCGACCGCCGGAGCGCCGACGAGCGTCTCCTTCCACTGGGTGAACCCGTCCTGATCGCTCAGGTAGTAGTTGATCGCCCAGCCGCGCTGCGCCGGGATCAGCTTGCCGGTGCGGTTCAGCGTGTCCACTTCGGCTTCGGCGTCGCGCTGCCGCAGCTGGCGCGTGGCCTCGGCGAGCTTGGCCTCGGTCGCCTCGTGGGCGCTGGTCAGGCTGACGATCTGCTGCTGCAAGGTTTCGCCAGATGCCGAGGCGTTGATGACCTGAGCCGCCTTCGCCATCAGGTCGGCCACGAACGGGATCGCCTCGATGGCCTCCTGCTCGATTTCCACTTCCGAGCCGTCCGCCAACTTGAGCATGTGATTCATCGGTCGCTCTCCTCGTGTCTGTCGGTGTCCGCGCGGCGCGGCGGGCAAGGCGACCTCGCCGGTCCTGCTCAGATGCAGCGCCGCCATGCCCTCTAGGAACGGGTGGTTGGTGATTGCCGCCGCTAGAAGGGTGGTGCCCAGTTTCCGCCCGTCCTTGTGCTTGTAGTCCTTCACAAACGACGGACTCACGTACTGGTATTCGCGATTGGCGATGGCGTTCGCGGCGGGGGGCGTCCACTCGATTTCCGCCCACAGCGTGTGACCGCTGTCGCGCAACTCCATCTTGCCGGTGAACCACCCCGCCGCTTTCCCGTCGCCGGGCTTTTGGGGACTCATGCTGAGGTGGTCATAGTCCACAGGCAACTTCGTCGGCGCCAGCGGCGTGACCGACGTGAAGTTGTGAACCATCTGCTGGAGGTCGGTCTGCGTGATGTCGAACTTGCCGTACCGCGAACTGACGAATTCGCCGGTTTTGGCGACCTGAATCCATGACCGGCGGAACTGGGGATCCGACAGATTCACCGGCCGCGCATGGAGCACCGCGCGGGTCACCGCGAGGTCGAACATGCTCTGGTAAATCTCGTCCGGCTCAGGTTTCGGTTTCGTGGTCATACGCACCGTTGTTCGCCACTATGCGACACATTTTTGACTACCGCAAGAACTGAACTCTGTAACCGTCGGCACGGATAGAGGTTACGTACCGCTCCGGGCGCCTCAGTCCTCGCCGAGTTTCGTTCCCCAGTACCGCGTGCCCACCGGCTGACGCGTGGCGCCCAGTCGGGTCGCCAGCCCGGTGCGCCGCTGGAACACCTCCTCGATCTGGTCGGCGTGGAGTCCCTCGTCCTCGCTCAGCGTTTCCACCTTCAACCCGCGCGGCCCGATCCGGTAGGTCTTGAGCGTATAGGTGTCGTCCGGGTTGAGGACGACCTCGACCTTGTTCACCTTGACGCCGGGCATCTTGGGCAGCTTGAACATCACCCCCGAATCCGTGGCGACCGCGTCGCGTGCGCCGGTCATCGCCCGGAATCGGCCCCCACCCAGCTGGTTCATGATCGTGCTGGCCACCTGCGTCCGCTCCGCTGCCGGACGACGCGGCGCGACCGCATCGACCGTCTGATTGCGAGCCTTCACCGCCGCATTGTAGTCGTCCTCGTTCCATGCGGTGCGGCCTGCGGCTCGCATGCTCGCGTTGCCCGCGTCGCGTCCGACGCCGGACGCCGCCTCGGGCATCGACACGCCACCCTTCGTGGATACCCGTGCGGCCGCTGTCTCGGCTGCGGCGGCCCCCTGCGCTGCGGTGCCTTCGCGCTCGCGCTTCAGCTCCCGCGACACCATGTCGATGGCGTCGTCCGCTGACCCCTCCCACCGCTGCCAGCTGGTGTCCTTGGGCCGCCGGGCGTTGTGCTTGGCGATCCACTCGCGGGCCTCGGCCCGCGCCAGACCCGCTGCCTCCTCCGGCGTTTTGCCCTGCTCGACGTGCCGCAGCATGGACGTGATGGCGTCGGCCTTCCAGCGATAGCCGATGTTCTCGGCCCCCACCGGGATCATGTTGCCGGGCGTGATGTCCTTGTCGGCCTGCTTGGCGTACATCTCCGCCATCTTGCGCGAGGTGGGGGCGCTCACCACTGGGGCTGCCGCCGCTGGTGCCTTCGCGTCGGCACGGTTCAAGTCCGCCATCATCCGGTTCGCCGCGACCGCGTTCTGCATGTCGTCGTTCTTGCCGGACTCCTTGAAGGTCTGGAGCGTCTTGCCGGTGGCGGTGTCCACCACGCGGTAGTCGAGGGTGCCGGGCACGCGCTCCGACACGTAGCGCCGCTTTTCAGCTGCCGTCTTCGCCGCGATGCGCCGGGCCATGGTGTCCCCGGCCCGATACAGGCCCACCTGCTCGTCGGTCAGCCCGGCCTTCTTCAAATCGTCGTCGGTGGGTTCCTCCTGCTTGGCGTGTCCGGCCCAGCGCTGGCCCATGCCCACGGCCAGCTCAAAAGGGCGGCGAGACTTCCGCCACTCCTGCGCGGACGACAGCAAGCGCCGCTTCCCGAACTGGGCCGGAAGCCCGGCTCCGCTCTTGAGCTTGCGACCCATCTGTTCCCCAGCGGTCTTGACGCCCTTCTTCGCCAACGCTTCTTGCTTGGCGTTCATCCGGTCCGCCATCTTCTGGAACGGCGAGGCGACGGCCCCCGCCACGCGCGTGGCGGCGTCTTTGAGGGCTTTGGCGTGCCCACTCCACCGGTTGCCCATGCCCACCGCCAAGTCGTGCTGCCGGGCCACCGGCGTCAAGATGGCCAAGGCGAGCTTCTGGCGCGTCCGGCGGATCTGGCGTGGAGGCGGCGGCGCGGGCGGAGGCTCCGGCATGGGCAGCTTCTCCCGCACCTCCGGCGTCGAGGGCTTCTCCTCGACCTTGATCGCCTTGACCGTCACCGTGGGCAGCGGCTTCACGGTATCCGTGCGCTTCCCGCCCTGCGCCTGATAGTCCCGGACAAGGGCGGCGTCTTTTTTCCACGCCGAGCCGCTTTTGCCGACCTTCTCCATCTTCCGCTCCCAGTCGTCGTCGGGCTGGGGCGCGGCCTTGGCTGCCGGTGCCTCGTTGGCTGGGGCGGCTGGCGCTTCTTTCGCCGGGGGCGGTGGCGGGGCGGGCTTGTCCCCCTCTTTGTCGATGGTGTCGGTGCGCTGCCCCCCGAACTTCCGGTACTTGGCGACCAGCCCCGCGTCGGACTTCCACGCCGAGCCGCTTTTCCCGATCTTTTCCATCTCGCGTTCCCACTCCTCGTCAACGGTGAGGTGGAACAGACGACGCGTCGGCTGGTAGTAGTCCATGATCGGTCCTTTCAGCTTTGCACGGCGGCGTCCATCAGCCGCAACTTGTCCAATCGCCCGAAGGGGGACACCTCGACGCGCAGAGGCGTCAACCCCGCGACCCGCCGCCGAAACACGAGCTTCGTGATCGCATAGTGCATCCCGCAGGCCGGGCACGGGTACTGCTCGCCCAGCTCCAGAATCAGGGGCTGGTGCGGCGAGCACGGACACGCGAACACGACGTGCGCCAGCACGTTATGCACCGTGGGCCGTAAGACCTGCCCAAGAGACGCGTGCTCGTCCCGGTCCAGCTCCCTCACGTCAGTCCTCCAACCCGAGGCTGCTGTTCGCGTCATACGTGACGACCCAGTCGCGATACGCATCCACGATGTCCCGGTAGAGTTCAGGGGTGGGGTACATCTGGAACGAGGCGATCATGGCCTCCAGCTCCGCGATGTCGAGCACGCGCTCGCTTATGTCGGGTTCCTCGTCCGCCTCGTCGCGCTCCGCCGCCGCGTCCGCGTCTTCGACCTCGGCATCGAGGAACTCCTCCTCGACTTCGTCCAGCAACGCCGCCACCTCGGCCCGGTCAGCCGCCGCCGGACCGGGTTCCATGAGGGGATCCCGCAGCGCGGCCCCGGCAGCGGCCAGCACGCCCAACATGGCGGCCGTGGCCATCGTCATCTTGCTGAGGAAGGTTTGTTCTTCTTCTTCGGTGCGCTCGGGCTTTTCGACCGGCTCCGGTTCTT